ATAATATTAATGATAATATAAACACAGATGACTATGTAAATACAGATAACGATATAAACACAGATGATGATGTAAATACAGATAACAATGTAAATACAGATAACAATGTAAACACAGATGATGATGTAAACACAGATGATGATGTAAACACAGATGACGATGTAAACACAGATGGTCCTCAAATTCCAGATTATCCATCAATTATCTCATTTATTGTTTACTATATTGATGAAGATGGAAATAAGGTTAAAGTAGATATTTCTGAATATATAAAAAGATTTAATATTGTAGGAAATGTGATTAATGATGAGTTGATTGACGAGATTATGTATCAACATTACGAATATGATAGAGATATTGTATTTTCAGAATATGTTTTTATAGATGGTGTTTGTGATATTAAGGAATATACTTCATTTGAATTAACAGTTGAAGATAATATTTAATTAAAAAACAATATAAAAATTGATTACGATATAATATATAAATGGAAGACAATACAAAAAATATGGCGTCTTCTTGCGAATCATCAGGTGATGGGTTTCACAAACTATTTGATAAATGGGTTCTTTATGCTCATTTACCACATGACACAAATTGGACAATTGATAGTTATAAGAAAATTCTAACTTTTTCAACAGTTGAGGAATCAATCAGTCTTTTTGAAACCATACCTGATGTAATGTATAATAACTGTATGTTATTTATGATGCGTGAGAAGGTGAAACCTGTATGGGAAGATGTAAATAACCGTAATGGTGGGTGTTTATCATTTAAAGTATCAAATAAGAGTGTAGCATCAGTTTGGAAAGAATTGGGATATAGTTTGATTGGCGAGACAGTATCAAAAAACAGTGATTTTATGAAAAATATTAATGGTATTACAATCTCACCAAAACGAAACTTTTGCATTTTGAAAATTTGGTTAAAGGGTTGTACATATAAAAAAACAAATTTACTAATTGACATTAAGAATTTGAATAAGTCAGAAGCAATCTTCAAAAAACATAATCCTGAATTTTAGATGGAGAAATCATAGATAATATTTTAATATTTTTTAACATTTAATATTAAAATACTTATATTTAATCTTTTGAACTTGGCAATGGTGCTAAACACAATTTAATTTCACCTAATGTGGCAACATTATATTTAATAATCATAGGAATATCATTCTCCAAGAAAATTTCAATAGAATTACATAAATTGGTGCACTTGATAACATAGCCAAGGTTTCTCAGAGAGAATTCACCTTGAACAACCTTTGATACATCTTGTTTTTGGATATAATCCATATTACCATCACATTCAGAACGTGTGATATTTGCTAACGCGAATGAACCAGCCAAGCTAAAAATAAGTTCATTTCCAACACATTTAATTTCCATCCTATCACCTAATGATGACATATCACGAATAATTTTTTGGAAGTCATTAGATGGAAAGTTAATAATAGAAGAAAATGTAACCTCTGGAATATCACATTCTTCACTATCTGGTTCGATTAATCTTAATAATTGAGTTTTGCACTGTTTAATGTCACCATTTTCAAAACGGAGACCAAGATATTTAACAATGCCATCACAATAATGTTTATCTTCAATATAAATGGTTAAGGTATCATCATTATCGATTGAATTAATGAGTTTAAATAGATGAAACATATGAACCCCAATAACAATTTTAGGAAACTTACAATAATAATGTTCGAATTCTTCTGAACGCAAATGTAAATGAATAACTGTTGTATGTGATTTATCCATACTTACAATTCTCATACCGTCTTGTTCAAACGTGATATTAGTCTCAACTAATATGTCCTTTAATGCAGTCATTAAAGTTCGAAAAGGTGCGATTTGAACAGTTTTCATTTCTAATACATTACTCATGATATTTAATATTGCGTTTAAATCTTTAAATACTAACTTTAATTTAAATTATTTATATATAATTTAAAAACTAATTAATACTGTATATAAAAACAATGGATGAAACAAAACAACGAATACTAGATAAGATACATACACTATACGGATTATATTGTGAAGATTTATTTTCTCTCTCAAAGTTTGAAGATATAATTGATTCAATTGAAGAAACAATCAAGGAAAAACAATCAATTAAAGAAACAAGACAGGAGAGAAAGAACAAATTAAATAATGAAAAAGAAGCATTTATTAAAACATTTATGGAAACACATAATTATTATTACATTCCAGAATCAGAGATTTTTATTGAATATAACAAGGAACATTATAAGCAAATAAAAGAGAATAAAATATGGGTTGAAATTTATAACGAGGTAAATAAAAATAAGATTCTCTCCCCATGGAAACAGAAGGTAAGAGTTGAACTCATAGCATTGCTTAAGAAAAATACTGTATATAATGTTCAATTGATACCAGAAACAAAAACGATTCAAACTGTTTTACAAATAATGCAATCTATTGTTGTAACAAATAAACAATTAGGTAAATATATACTAACATTATTAGGGGATTGCTTATTAAAAAAGAATACATCATCAAATATAGTAATTACAACAAATAATATAGATGTATTTATCAATGATTTAGAATTCCAAATTCATCATTATATGAAATGTTATTTTAAAGAGATATTCAAACATAAGTATTATAACCATAATTATGATAATATAAGAATTTTACAAACAAAAGATTGTGAAAATAACGCATTTATGTGGACTACAACGATAAAACAATATATATTTGATATAATATTTGTGGCATGTCATTATTCAAAACGTTATAAAAATGCAGATAATTATATTAATAATTATTGTAACAATCCAGAAACAAAAGAAAATGTATTATACTGTTGTAATAATAGTAAAAACAATATATTGGAAACATTTGTAAAAACAATGTTTGAGAAAAATGACAAATTAGGTGTATTTAAGAGTGATTTGAAATACTTAATCAATGATTATTTTGAGAAAATAAATATACCCAAGGTATTATTTTATGCTGACGTTGACGAATATTTTGAGAAACATTATGATGAGGTATTAGATGTTAATTGTAGTACAATGTTTAAAGGTTTAACAGCAAAAAATAGTCATTTTATATCTTCATTTAATACATTTTTTACGGATACATTTGTAATTAATAAAGAGACAAATACTAATTTTGAAATAGATGAAATATTGTTAATTTTTTCAAAAAAACAAAAAATAAAGAAATATGAATTGGATGAGAAGATGTTATTATCCCTAATAAAGCACTATTATCCAGATGTAGATATTTCGGAAAATAAGTATTTGAATAATATTGAATGTAAAATTTGGGACAAGAATGCTGATATTAATGAATTTGTTAATAAATATCAGAATGAGAATAATTCAGTTTCGGATTCACCGACAAATACCGAAAAGATGTATGAGGAATACTTTAAATGGTGTGAAATAAATAAAAAACATTTCATTGTTTCTAAAAATTATTTTGAGGAAAATGTTTAATTATAGGATTTATCGTCGACGTTTACCGCGAGATTTAGATCGAGATTTGGCCTTATCCATCTTAACTGCACCAAATTTACCCTTCTTTGCGGTGTATCCAGCTTTCTCAAGGCGTTTCTCACGCTTTGCAGTAGTATGTTTTTTCTTTGATACAATACGTCCATGCTTATTCTTCATCAAATCATTCTTTGTAAGGCCACCAGCAGTTTTATACGCAGTTTCATGCCAAACCTGTGCTCTACTACCTTCAAGAACTGGATATTTCTTGCCATTAATGTGATATGTTCCATCTTCATGTTTATGATGTCGTTTAACCATTTATATTTTAACGAGAGAAAAAATATTTCATATATTTCTAAATACAATGGATTTATTCATATATTTTGTCAATAAATCTATACATTCTATCTACTTCTAACTTAGTAATCCCGTTTTCTTTCATTGAATCATAAATATCCTGTGGATTTTCTTGATATTCAAACTTATTAGAGAGAAATATATCTAGTAAATCCTTTTTATCTAAATTTGTTGTTTGACATAAATTATTTATAAATAACTTATTATTATATTCTGTTGAATATTTGGTAAGAACTTTTGTAAATCTTACAGGCTCTCCTAATTTTTTATTTTCTTTTTCAGAGAATTCATTATAATAAATATTGTTACTATATACTGTTTTAATCATTGATGTGAGTTCATTAAATATCCAAATTTGTTTTTGAAATGTTACTCTATCTAAATAATCAGCTACACAATAATTATTCAATATTCTCTCATAATAATCATAATCTTTCTTAGTTTTTCCTAATATATCAATAATATTTTCGTGTAATAGCAAACTAATTGATGTTCTATCCGTTTCATTAATAATTAAATTATGATCTCTAAGATTAATTTTATTATTAATTATTTTCTTTGTTAAGTCTTTGCTAAACTCATTATTGATTTTATTATGAAATATATTATCAATAATTGTTTCATTAAGAAGATAAGGATTAGATTCATGAATTCGCCTAAGATAATCCACTTTTCTTAAATCACCATCGATATAATCTATTGTCTTATTTCTAAACTTTGAAGTAAATTTACTATTAGATATAGGAAATATATCGCTAATTAATACATTAATTTGTTTATTAGTAGGTTTTTTTAATTCATAATTATTTGTTATTTTTTTTAATTCTGTAATTTTTTTATCAAAATGATAATTTCCAACACATATAATAGGGTTTAAACTATACTCTTCTAATCTTTGTTTTTTTGTTTTCTTACAACGCATAACTTTAATTAGGGATGTTAAACCACCTTTGTCACCGTTATTCATACTATCAATTTCATCCATAAATATTGCGATTTTTTTTGGAGTTTTACTAAACATTGAGAGAACATTTCTATCATTCATATTGAATTTTGTAATACCTTCTATAATACCTTTATTTCTCACATCATTTGAATCAAATACAATAATATCATAGTTCATTTCTTTTAAAATACTTTTAACAAATTCAGTTTTTCCAACACCAGAATCACCATAAAAGAAAAATCCACGTTTAATAGATAAGTCCTTTTTATTTTTCTCAAAATGAAGCAATTTACTTTTAAAATCTGCTTCAATATTTTCTCTATTTAATATCGAATTCATCTATTATTAAATATCAACACTATAACTTTAAATACTTTTATCCATATGTTACTCCATCCCAAACAACACCACAACCTTTTGCCCATTCACGTTTTTTCTTTAAACCTTGACTACCTAACCAATCAGGCCCATCAAAATTCATAGTTCCAGGACAAGTTCCTAAATTCATCACATTATCACAACCATTTTTCCCCGTAACTTTCCAATAATCAGGACACTGAGCAACATGAGGTGGATATTTTTCAGTTAATTTTGAATTATACATTGTATATCCTATAAATAATAACATAATTACTAAAATAACTAACGCAATATTAATAACTACTTTTTGAAACGCCATATCTCTCTTATAATATACATAAAGTGAAAAAAATAATAATTAATAGGTTTTGATTCAAATAATTACATCATACCAAGTGTTTTATAAATAGTTGATATTGTAGGGTGAAATTTCTCAAATACCAGTTTATATACTTTTTTCTTATTGTTAATTATATGTTGAGGTAAACCATATAATAAATTGATATCACTAATTTTTTGTCTAAGAACATTTCCTCTATAACCTTCAATGTTAATATTGATATCATGGCATGATAAAAGTATTTGAGTTACTTCGGGAACATCACATATCATTAATGGTGTAAATTCATCCCTATCTTGAACATTTATATCAATATTATGATTTGAAATGATATATCGTATAATTTGTTTAATTTGTATAATTATTTCGCTTTCAGGGTTATGATATGTTTCATAGTTCAATGACTTAATAAAATTATGTAATATTGTTTCTCTCCTTGAATTTCGCATGTTGATATGAAAATGCGGATGTGACATAAATATTTGAATAATATCATTTGTAATATCATGGTTTTTTTTATAAGAAAGCCATTCGAATATAGATATGCCATACGATGTCATTCCAATAGGTGTATTATTGTGTAATAATAATTTTTTTAAAAGAGGAATATGAAGTATATTTTTTATATGATAAACAACATATGTTAATATTGTTTTATGATTTTTTGTTAGTCTAGAACTGATTTCAAAATCAATTGCTATTTCTAAATTGGTTAAATCTAGTAACTTATCAATAACATAGTATAATCTCTCTTTACAAATTTCTGAATTATCATCCAATAATCTAACAAAACAACTACATAATAGATTTGTTGGATTCTCTTCTTCATCATCTAAAATGTAATTAACACTCACATTCTTTCTCTTTATCAAATTATTAAAAGGCCCTATAATTCCATAATGTAAATAAATATTTACAGCAATAACAATAGGCAGGTCATAGTAATGATAATCTGTTCCACTTAGATGTATATTCGGTATATCTAAGAACATATTTAACAATATATTTAATTGGGTAAAGTCTGCATTAACATTATCATATGATTTCAATAAATAAACAATTGGTGTTTTATGTGATGCAGATTTTAGATTAATACAATTGGGATTATTTTTTAGAAGTAATGATAAAAGTTCCATTCTTGTTTTATCAAATGTATTTGAGGCAATAAATGATAGTGCATGTATAAAGCCATATAACCCATCACAAATAAGATTCTCATTAGAAGTTTCTAGAAATACATCAATGTCATCAATATTTTCAAATACTAATTTATCTGTATTTTGAAACATTATATCTTTAATAGCATAATCTAGTAAAACAATGTCATATTTTACTAGAATATCAGCAGGTAATTGTTTAATTTTATCAATAAGCTCATTAAAAGCAATAAACTCTAAGTTATCTATGACATTTGCATGCAAATATGGTTTACAAATTTCACCAGTATCAACATATATTAGAATAAGCATTACTGTTCTTTGGTCTAGCATTTCTAATGAGTAAAACATGGATTCATTTTCACTGAAATTCCCACTCGCAATACTTTTAAAATACGGAATATTTAGTAATTTTTCATTCTTAATAAGTATTTGAATTGGTTTAACATTTGAACTCATTTTAACTTTGGGTTTTTTATGAATATTTATTATAGTTTAAATGATTCAATTTTAATATACTTAATATATATTAAATGAGTAAACATACACAAAATGGTAGAATTAACATTATGGGTCCATCAAAGAACCAGTTTGAATTATTTGACAATCCAGGACAGAATTATAATGATGTATCAAGTTATAAGGATGCGGTTAATGGAAATTGGGTAGAAACATCATTATCAAAAACATTCTTTTGTAAGGAGAATATAAATATTTTACAGAATGGTATACGCGCAGGGGTATATAGAAAATCAAATGGTAGATATAATGTAGCACCACAAGACTTAACTAATTTGAAAATTATAATGAGAAGTATTTTTTTACAAAATGCCAAAAACGCACCAGGTGATATAAAAGGTCAAATTAGAAAACTTAATTCATTAGTATTAGAATATTGTATTCCCAATGTATTTAATGAAGCTGATTCATATATAAAATTTAAAAATGATGTATCTACATTAGTAGTCCCATTAAAAAGACCAGCATATGTTAGTAATAAGGGTGATAAAGTGTTAGAATTAAAACCGTTTATCTAAATAAAAAAAATATTATTGTAATTATTAATTTATTAATCAGAATCAACAGATTTATTCTTAATATTTAGTTTGAGTTTATTTTTAACGATTTTCTTAGTCTTTATAACTACTGGTGATTTTGCATCTGCTGTTGGTGATTCCGCTTTTGTCTTTGTCTTTGTGTTTACCTTTACCTTACCTTTTGCTTTTGCCTTACCTTTTACTTTGCCATCAATTCCATTAAGACGCATATTTCTCTCTTCTTTATACTCTTCATATTTTTCTTGAAGAATATTAAGCTCAGTAAGCCACATATTTTCAACACTTTGTTTCTCAAGAGTATCAAATTCAGTTTTTTTTTCACCCTTTTCTTTGAGAAGTTTCTCAACATTTTCTTGCAATACACTATCAATAGGCATTGATCTCAAATACTTAAAATCATCATCACCATCAATTAAATCATATTCATGCTTCACAAGCAAATTAAATACCTCATCTTTTTTCTTTCGTCTCAAATCAATCTCATCATCCAATTGCTGAACAATAAATCTTGCCTTATTAGAAAGAATAGTTAATTCTCTCTTTAGCTTCTTCAAAGATGCTTCTTTTCGTTTAGTATAATATTCAATTCTAATAGGAACATATGTTTTAATAATATCATTAACACTCTCGTATTTATGTAGCTGTTGTTTATCATCAAACATATTCATATTTGATGTTTTAATTGATGATGTGAGATTCAAATAATCCTCCAAACCATTGATATGTTCGGATTTAGATTTCTTCAATAGTTTCTTCACTTCACCAGACTGAAACTTAATATTAATGTCAATAGTTGTATCAGTGCTCATATCAGAATATTCCTTAATATATGCCTTAACAGTATTATTTTTAGAACCATCACCAGATGCACTTGAACTACCGGTTGAAATAATGTGCTTTTCAAGAAATACTTTGTAATTATCAGTCCAAGTTCCAATAGGCAACTCTGTAACACGAACAGTATTATCATCAATAACATCATAACATCCTTTAAACAAATATTTATCGTTTTCAATCTTGGTGACAGTTCCTTTAAATCCTTCGTAATACGGGATAAATTCGCGTTCTTCAAATTCCGCATTTTCCAAATAATAACGCAGATACTCAATAATCTCATTCGGATTATATGCTGGAATATCCGTGCTAAAACCTGTTCCAATACCCTTTGTTCCATTTACAAGAATCATTGGAATGATTGGGACATAAAACTCGGGTTCAACACTGTTACCATCATCATTCAAATAATTCAATACTGTGAAATCACTTTCAGGATAAATGTATTTAGTAATGTTGTTCAATTGTGTGAAAATATATCTCTCAGATGCTGAATCCTCACCACCTTGAAGTCGAGTTCCAAACTGTCCATTTGGCATCAATAGATTAATGTTATTTGACCCCACAAATTCCTGCGCCATGCCTACAATTGCCTTCATCAAACTCATTTCACCATGATGATATCCAGAATGTTCTGATACATATCCACCAAATTGAGCTACCTTAATCTCTGAATATAGCTTTCGCTTGAAACATGAATACATGATTTTTCGGAGACTTGTTTTAAGGCCATCGACCAAATTAGGGATACTTCTCTCACAATCATATTTAGAGAAATGAATTAGTTCTTTCTTGATAAAGTCATCATATGTAATTGTTGGCTTTGTTGTATCAATAGAATTATCCTTATCATATTTTTCTAACAAATCTTTACGATCACTAGCTCTGGTTTTTCTAAACAATGTGTCAATTGCCTCATCACACACCTTACCACTATACTCAAATTCAACAATTTTCTTATCATTGAAATACTCTTTGAATTCTTTTGCAGTGCTTGTTCCAAGTCCCTTATAATATTTAACAGTCCAACCTTTACCGTCGTTGTTGATTTTTTTCCAATCTTCATATTCTTTATCATTATAGAAAGACAGAGATTTAGTGCCTTTTTTGGCTTTTAGAATTGGTGTATTCATGAAACCCATAAAATTACATGCTTTGAGTAAATCATGCCACTGTGATTGAAATACATTGATGCATAGACCTTTAATATGTGTTCCGTCCAAATCTTGATCTGTCATAAACAAAACCTTACCATATCGCAAATTCTTGGCAACATCATCCTTTGTTTTATATTTTTTACCTGTTTCCAATCCAATAATTTTTTTCAATTGGCTAATCTCATTGTTAGTATTAATTTTTTGAATCGTTGAATCGCGAATATTCATAGGTTTTCCTTTAAGAGGATATACACCAATAATATTACGGTCACTTTTTGATAATCCAGATACAATTCCTGCTTTTGCTGAGTCACCCTCACACAAAATTAGAGTACATTCAGATGATTTATTAGTTCCTGCATAATTTGCATCAATCAACTTCGGAATTCCTTTAATGCTTTTTGTTTTCTTCCCATCTGATTTTTTAGATTCCTTAACATGTTTTACTTGATTAATTGAAATTGCTTGTTCCATAATACCAAGTTTAGCAACCTTTTCAATGAATTTATCACTAACTTTACATGATGAACCAAATTTAGATACAGCAGTATTCATATAATCTTTTGTTTGACTATCAAACGCAGGGTTCTCAACAACACAATTAACATAAATCATCAATTGTTCTTTGATAGTTCCTGGTTTCACCTTTACTTTTTTTTTAGTTTCGATATAATCAACCAAACCTTTTACAATTTGGTTTAATACATAATCAACATGTTTTCCACCCTTACTGGTGTAAATTCCATTCACAAATGATACTTGTGTAAACTCTTCAAGAGGTGTTTTACAAATAGCATATTCCCATCGTTCATTTCCTTGTTCATAGATGCGTTTAGTATCACTTTTCTTGCCAATATACATATTCACATATTGCTCAAATGTTTTAACCGGAACATTTGAACCATTATATTTCACTGTTACGCTTTTATCAGTAACAGCAGCAATATCATATGTTCGTTTTGTTAGCAAACTAAACATATCATTAGTCAGTTGCTTAACGCCAAACTTTTCATAATCTGGTAGCCACGATACTTTTGTATATGGTTTCCCCTTACATTTTTTGATATTTGGTTTATCAATAATAGAGAGATTATCTTTGAACTCTTGTGTATATTTAAGACCTCTATTATGGTCAATGGTCTCAATCTTACCCCATTTAGAATAAATTAAAACCAATTTAAATCCAAAACCATTCTTACCACCAACAATTTTTTTTTCATCTTTTTTATAATTTGTTGATGTTCTTAGATGTGCAAAAATCATCTCAGGAATCCAAATGTCATATTCTGGATGTTTAACAATATCAATGCCATTACCATCATTAACCATAGTAATAATACCTGTATCTTTATCAACATTAATATCAATAAGTTTAACAGGAATGTTTGTTTTGTCTTTTGGATCAATACATTTTTGTTGCATACGAATAAAATGATCACGGGCATTTACAATACCTTCGTCAAAACATTTATACATTCCTGGGATCCAATTATACTTTTTGAAAACCATTTTTTCTTGTTCTGCATCATAAATCCAATTATGAACTGAATCTTCTTCAATTGAACCAATATAAGTATCCGGAGCATCAAGGATGTGCTCGCGGTCGGTTTTCTTTTGATAAGTAGTTGACAGGGATTGTTTGGCGGCCATATTTGATATATTGTGTTGTATTATTTATTTAAACTGTTTTAATTTTCCTTTTCAATTTTATAAAAGAAAATTAACTATTTAAAGTTTCATGTATTGCGGTTATTTTACCTTTAAGTTTATCTATATCACTGTGTAGTTCAATAGTTTTTCTTTGTTGTTGAATAATCTTATCATTTTGTTTAGAGATTGTCTCTTGATATTGTTGAATAATGTTAACTAAATTATGCTTTGTAAGAGAAATTTTTTCACCTTTGTCATTTTCATAGAATACATTATCATTTGTTTGTATATTTTCGATATGTTGGTTTGTCTCATTATTCTCTCTATATTCTTCTTTTAATTCTTCAATTGTATCTGACATTTCACTTAATTTCTTATGTTGTATATCAATAGTCTCTATTAATTGTGCATCACGTTCTTTGAGTTGGTTAATAATATCGACTAAATTACGTTTATTAAGAAGTGTTTCTACACCATTCCCATCAATATGTCTAACAGTAATATCATTATCCTTATCATTGTTCTTATCATTGTTATTTGTTTTATTATTTAACAAATTTTGAGTATTCACATTAGCATTAGAACTTGTCAATTTATCACTTTCATCATTTGTTAAATTTCTATATGGTATTTTCAATTTATTGAGTGAATCTATCAAGTCCGGTTTATGTTTAGAGAGACCAGGGTCATAATCTTTTAATAATTCATGGATTGTATGTGTATAAAATTGTAACGCGTCTTTATCTTTAATAAAATGTGTAGTTTCCAAATCTGTTTTTTTTACAAATTTATTATTTCCAACAATAAATTGTTTTTTGTCAATAGTGTTATGGAAATGATTAAACACAAGCATAACTTTATTTGGATTTAATTGGATTAAAGGGATTGAATAATTATGTAAGAATTTCTTCTCTTCGGCAAAACAAGCATCATCAACAAAAGATGACATATTAAGCAGTTCTTTCTTAAAGGCAAATGTTCCTGCTGTTGCATGATTCAAACCATATGGTCCAAATTTATGAATTGCTTCATTCTGAAACCAAATATATAACTCACTTGAACCGGCAATGAGTTTTTTGGATTTTAATAGTTCAGTAACAGCGTGTAAAACGCGGTCGGGTGTATAATAATCGTCGTCGTCGATATATATTAAAATATCACCAGATGATTCTTTATGTAACATATTGCGTTTTTTTCCAAGCGACATTTTTTCATCAAATGGTAAGTATTTGATTTTAATATCTGTAACTTCATTAAATAGATCACCAACTTTATCAAAACCATCATCAATTACAACCCATTCTAATTTATCAAGTGGATAAGTTTGGTTTAACATATTTTTAATACATTGTTTAATAAATGGTCTTCTGTTAAATGTCGGTGTACATAAAGAAACAAGAGGTAAATTATCAGGTTTTAATAACTGATTTAATTGATGTTTCTTATTATGTTTGTGTTTTTTCCCCATTAAATATGTATATAATTGGATAAATGTCTTTATATTACTTTAAACAAATGTAATATAATTGGAATTAACATTATACCCATTATTCCGAGAGAATAATAATATTTAAGATTTGTGAATGATGGAGTAATTAATGCTAATGAAACACCAAAGTATAAAAGTATTTTAAATCTCTTTAAATACTCTTTAAAATCATTATTACTACCCATTTTAAATACAGAATATATGTCAAACAATACTGGATAAACTGCTTGATACATTCCCAAAAATAATAAAACAAAATATAGTGGTAATAACATTAATATTTTTATAAATATACTACTACTTGCTGTGAAATAGGTTTTTATACTAGTAATAAATGACATAATAGGAATAACCGGAACTATAAGTAATAACATCAAAATGGGAGGACTTAGTAAAACCATTAGATTTTCCATTCTAAATATTCTCTCTATATCAGCTGATGGAGTTGCTATTTCTTGTATTATTTCTAATAAGTTAGATATGATTGAACGCGCCGATATCATTGAAGAACCGATTGTTTTACTAAATAATTCACCAATACTTGATTCTGGACCTAACCAAGACATAAAAGGCAATAATAAACTTTCAGTTCTTATTTGTCCTTGTCCGGTTGAGTGTGTTACATATGGAAATGCTTTTATAAAATTAGTGCTTGAAGTTGGATTGTATGGGGGTTTATTTATATTTGTTGGTAAATAGGTTTCACTATTTAATGTTCTTGACGCATATATGATACCTATGCCTAATAATATATATATACCATTGTATAATATAGATTGAACAACACCACTTACATATCCACCCCAGTTATTAGTGTTATTTTTAGAATCTGTATCATCAACACTATTATCAGATGTATTAACAAGTTGTTTTCTCTCTTTTAATGTCGACATTATAATATATATATATATACAATACATATTTTATCTAGCATATTTTAATCCACATAGTCCACTTGCAAATATTAAAACATTATATCTCTCCTCATATACTCTTAAATCAAAATTATACTCATTTATATTCCAAATATTCTTTCTTGTTCCAACAATTGTTCCTGTTACAGGATCACATAAAGGTGTAAATGAAGCATTAGGATCAACAGGTGGTGTAATTGTTATAAACTCAAACTGTATCTTATCAAACTTATCCATATTCATTGCACCACTTGGTTGATATGTGTTATTATCTGTATTTAGAGAGAAACTATATAAATATAATCCATCCTTACCTCCACCTTTTGTATTTTGATATTTCTCAGCATAATTAAATACCCCACCATCTAATGTATTTTCTCTATATTTACCATCTAGTAATAATCCCATATTAATAAGAATATCTTTCATATTAGCATTTTCTAAAACTGGGTTAGTATAATCAGTAATAAATATAGATGTATTAGGTGATAACTGATTACTTATGTTATATGGGAGTGTATTATATGCCCAATTAGTATAATTATTCCATTCATTTCGTAAATTTGCATCGCTTCTTCTAAATCTAAAAGTATAATTACTTACTAGGCCTCTTGAATCTAAATCAGCAGTATAAGAATTTGAAGTATTAGGTATATCCCATGTATATAAGTCTTTAATCAAAAATTTTGGTGGATTTGTAACATACATTTTTCTCTCCACATTATCCAAAAATATATATTCACATAATAAATGAATATCAGCGTTCCATATTTCATTTGTAGTTGTTACATTCCAACTTGTATCAATTGGTTGATTTAGAAATTTATGAAATTGTTGCGTTGTTTCATTTTGGTTAGGTGCAATATATGGATAATTATCGGTTTCATTTGTTACTTCACGAATAGCATATAATTCTTTAATAGGTCTAAATGTTACTGTTATATGTAGTTCGGCATATTGTAAACTTACAAGTGGGAATGCTAATCCAGGTGAAGTTGAATAAAATGTATCAAGAGGTATATATAATTTTCTACCGTAAACAGATGGACGTATAATTCCCTGTGTTGGGTCATGATTATATACACTTGGATATACATTTACACGATTATATGCATTCGCGGGGTCATTTAATTCTTTTATATTCCCAGTCATTCTATTCCATAAATCTTTCTTCTCACTACTTGTATCACGTTGGTGAATACAACTAAAATATTCACCATTATATCGAGCAATTACTTGTCCTCCGGATGAAATTTCAATATCTTTAATCATAGTTGTTCCTAATTCTTCAACCCATTTAAATCCGGTCTCAACCCATTCACCAGCACCATTATTAGCATTTGGATTAAAAAATAATGGACTCCATATATCAGGTATGTTAATAACTACAAATGAACTTCTCAAAAGTTCAGCATAACGCGGTATTTTAAATGTCATTTTTGTTTCGTCATTAACTCTAAGATTTCGTGAACCTTCGTAATCTACCCTAAATTTTTGCAAACCAAAATTCGATATCTTTTTGTAAACTGATTTAAAAAAAGTCTTTGTTGGATTTCCAAATAATAAGATACTTTCTTGTCCGTGTGATACCAAATTTAATAATCCACCAGCCATAATATATATTATATACAAGTTAATTTAAATAATAATAATGAGAAATAATATAAGAGTATTATATATGAATTCTGAAAAATCAAATACTTTAAATAAAATTCATCAACATGTTTCATCTATTTTACAAAATAATAACATTTTAGCAAAGTATTTCTTGGTGTTTTTATTAATCATTTGTGTAATTATAATTGCTATATATATAAATGGACAAATCACAAAGAAAAAAAAGAATAATAATACAATGAAAACAAACTTAGATATTGTTGAAAATTATGTATCAAATCTAAATATTAATGATGCAAAATATCAACATAATCTACGTGATTACTATATTATGAGTAGTTATAATTCGTGTTGTAATGGAAATTTTGAGAATGGATATGTTACCACTGATGCGTTGAAAACAGTTATTAAACGTGGAACAAGATTATTAGATTTTGAAGTATATTCAGTTGATGGGAACACTGTTATTGCTGCGTCAGATACTGATAATTATTATCAAAAAAGTACATATAATTCATTACCGTTTGGTGATGTGATGAATATCATAGAAAATTATGCGTTTTCCGCATCAACAGCGCCAAATTTTAATGACCCATTGATTTTACACTTCAGAATCAAATCAACAAATGATGATGTATTCAATAATATGGCACAAATTCTCTCAAAATCTTTTTCAAATCATCGACTTCCAGGAAAATATAATTATGAAAGTGCAGGAGAGAACATTGGGGCGGAAAGTATTAAAAATTTCTTAGGAAAGGTAATTTTTGTAGTTGATGCATCAAATAAGCAATTTAAAGATACAAAATTAAATGAATTGGTAAATTTTACATCTGGAACAATGTTTTTACAGAGTTTAAGAGATTATGATGTGCGTTTTACACCAAGCTCAGATGATTTGATTAATTCTAATAAAAAAAATATGGCGTTAACAATGCCGGATATAAAAGGAACTGATTACAATATGGATCCATCAATACACTTTAAAATGGGTTGTCAATGTGTTTGTATGAATTTCCAAAGTATTGATACTTATTTAATATATTATTTAGAAGAATTCAATAGTGCAGGAAGTGCGTTTATATTAAAACCAGAATCATTAAGATATGTTCCATTAATAGCAGATAATCCATCACCTCAGGATAAATCATTATCATATGCACCAAAGGAATTGAAAAAACCATATTTTAGACATGTATTATAATTTATATTATCTAAATATATAGTAAATATATGAAAAGTGATTCAAAGACAAAAACTTTAAAATCTAAAAAACATAATGAATCTAAAAAATACACTAAGAAAAAATATCCACGAGTTTGTAATGATAATATGTCTTTTGGTGAATGTGAGTTAGCATTATTGCGTCAATCAATTGATAAAATTCAAAAACTTTCTGGGAGTCAACGTGTTAAAGATCCTACTATAAAAAATATAATAGAAATTATCGAAGAATTTATGATTAAAAAAAAATTAATATGTTATGGTGGAACAGCAGTTAATAATATATTACCAAAAAAAGATCGTTTTTACGATTTGAGTATTGAATTGCCTGATTACGATATGTATTCAAATGATGCGTTAAAACATGCTATACAATTAGCTGATTTATATTATAAAAAAGGCTTTACAGAAGTTGAGGCAAAAACAGGAATACATCCAGGAACATATAAGGTATTCGTTAATTTCATTCCAATAGCAGATATAACAAATATACCAAATGAAATGTTTAAATCATTATCCAGAAGCTCGAAAAGTATCAATAAAATACAATATGCACCTATTAATTATTTAAGAATGTCAATGTATAATGAATTATCACGTCCAAAAGGTGATACAACACGTTGGGAGAAGATTATGAAACGTCTTACACTTCTTAATAAACATTTTCCACTTAAAGGTGAGAATTGTGATAATATACAAATACAAAGACCTTTTGAAAATTTAAAGGGGATTAATGAAGATGAAATGCACAAATTATTTAGGGTGACTCGTGATTTGTTGATTGAAAAGAAATGCGTTTTTTTTGGCGCGTTGGCGAGTGAAATGTATATGAAATATAATAAGGCATATAAAAGCAAAAATACTTCAATTATACCAGATTTTGATGTTATTTCTGAAAAACCCAATAAAACAGCATTAGCATTACAAAAAGAGTTAGAGAATAATGGATTTGCAAATATAATAATTAAAGAACGTTCAGGGATTAATGAGATAATACCAGACCATATCGAAATTATTGTTGATGGTAATACTGTTGCATTTATTTATAAAACTGTGTATTGTCATAGTTATAATATAGTTAAACAAAACGGTAAAAATATTAGAATTGCAACAATTGATACCATGTTAACGTTTTATTTAGCATTTTTATATTTAAATAGAGATTATTACAATAAGGATAGAATTTTATGCATGAGTGAATTTTTGTTTAAAATACAACAATCAAATAGATTAAAACAAAAAGGTATATTAAAACGTTTTTCAATTGAATGTTATGGAGTGCCATTAACATTACAGAAGATAAGGTCAAATAAAAATGAATTATTTAAATCATTAAGGAAAAAACGAATAACATATGATTTTATCAAGAGTTTTTTACGATATTCACCTGGAACAAAACAAGCAAATATAATTAAAAGAACAATAAAATCATCTAGAAAAACAAGATCTAAAAAAAGTAATCTAGAGAATAAAACAAGTAAAACAAGTAAAAATAGAGAAAAATAAAAATATTTAAAAAATATTTTAATGTATATGATTGATGGATGAAAATACAGTGTCAAATACAAAATCAAAAACAGAATCAAAAACAGAATCAAAAAAACTAATAGATATGTCTACACAAACAGACATGTCATTAAATCCAATGAATTTTGTTTATAGAAATGATAATAGAGAACCAACGAATTTAATAAATAATATAACAACAAATTGGATTTTCTATATTGTATTAATAATTTCATGTATTATTCTCTCTTTAAAATCGGAACATATAGGTAAATCATTTATCTTAAATATATTATCGATAATATTCGTTTCATTTTTAGGTTATTTTATTCATTTTTTCAGTCATTTTGTTAGTTTTTCAGAGTTATATACATCTTCAAATAATTATTTACAAAAAAATTGTGTTACAGATATGATTTTTAAATACATTTGTAAATTTATGGATTTTCATGATAAAACACACCATAATACATCTATAAATAAAGAACCAATAAATATATTATATGAATTTATTAATAATATATTCTTCCAAGGTGGAATATTACTGTTTTTTATATATATCTCAAAAAGTATTTCAATTTCAAGTATAATTCTATGGATGTTCTATTATGCGACTGTTCATAATATTAATTATTTATTAATGCCATGTAAAACACATCAAAATCACCATATTAATAAATTCACATCATATGGACTTGATATATGGGACATAATATTTAATACATCATATGATGAAAATGAAGTTGAAAATTATAATCATAGTGCAATAAATATGTTATTTATATCTTTAGTATTGTATTATTTTTTGTAAAATACTGTTAAAATAAATATATGTATCTGTTATACAAATGAATATATTTAGTTTTGAATATCGAAAGGGTGTGAAAAAATCACTAGTTAATTATTTATATAATCTATTTCTCTCTTATAAAAGTGAAAGATATTCAAATGAATTAATAGGATTTACAATTAAAGCTTTACATTTGGTACATCCTATTAATTGTTTATTATTTATATTTATGGGTTCAAAATATATAGCTATATCAACATTTATTAGTGTGTTATTGGTTTTATTATTATTTATATATTTAAATGGTTGTTTTTTATCTGCATTAGAATATAAAATAAATAAACAAGATATTACAATCGCTGATCCAGTTGTTATGTTATTTAATGATGATATAACACCAGAAAATAGGAAATTTTATAGTATATTCATAATATCATTATATATTGTATTTTCTTTTTTTATAATTATTTGGAGATTCTATTTACCAGAAATAACTCCTATAACTACAAATGAATTAGTGGTTTTATGATAATGCTAATACTAATATATATTTAGATATTTGACGAAACCAATTCATTAAACAACTCAGATATATCTCTCCATATCTAATATTTGAAATATATCTAGAACATATTGTAATATAACTAATTAAATATACTATAACATGTAATATTACTGATTTAATCTTATAATATATGATATTTGATATACCCCAATCTTCTACAAAACTACATATGGTACTCGGTTTATTATATTTTAATAAATCATAACAATCTAAAATTCCATGTAATATGCGTGATATAGGGGTATTTTCATTCTTAGTATTATAACAATTATGTATAGAATTAATCTGATTGATACATACATACAAAGTTTTAGATTCAATCATTTTCTCTTTTAAACTAAAAATAAAAGGATAAAGACCATCAATATATTCATTATTATCTAAACAATTATGTGTCAATTTGTTATTAGAAGTAATAAATGGAACATGTATTGATTTCAATATAGTTTCTAATAAATCCTGTTTTGATTCATATTTACTCTTTGTAATATGTTGTTTTTCATGTAGGTTATAATAACTGATATATAGTTTATTATGTTTTATTTTTTCAAATACTTTTTCACTGATTTTATCAATAATCTTACGTAATAATGTGTCGACATTTTTAATACATAGAGATTTATGAATTTCTTCTCTCAAAATATGATAATATTTCTCATAATAATGTAATTTATCTAATAGAAAAAGTAATCCTGCCACACTACCAATGCTTACACCTGATATTTTATTAATTGTTATAACGCTTTTATTTTCAAGTTTTTTTATTAACATCAAAACACCAATTTCATATGCTCCATTAAATCCTCCACCTTCTAACACAATATTCATATTAGATATATCTATATTACCAATATCATGTGCTAAATTATTTAATAATGTTTTTTTCATAATATTATTAAATTTATATATAAAATAGATACTTATAACTAATGTATTACACATTTAAAACCAAAAATTTATTAATTAGATAATACATAGTTCCGTATAAAATAGACATCATCATTAAACCGTTAAATGACATATTACCATCAGTTAAAAATAAACTTGGTATTTTGTCTAATAATGTTCTTCTAATAATTGGTAATTGAAATATAAAAAATAAAATACTTAATAATATAGGTGTTTTAATCTCATCAAAAAAATCGAGATTTTCTCTTTGTAGTTTATCTGTTTCAAATTGTTGTTTCAATAAATTTTCATAACTTGAACCATCTTTAATATAATCATTAGATGACTCTTTTGGAATGTAATTTGTATTATATGCCTGTTCATCCATAACAATTCTATCATGTGATGTAGGTATATCTCGACTTGGTAAAGATGTTAAATTTGATTGACTAGCTTTTTGAAGACCCGTAACAATTTTGCTTAAATCATCTGGACTTAGGTTAAAACCAGGTGTTATTGATGCAGAAGACATCTGATTTACAGGTTGACTACCAGATTCGGGTTGTGGATTATATGTTTGTGCCTCAACAGTTGGATTATTGGTAGGTAAATTATCCTGAAATTGTGGTTGAACTGGTTTTGCATGTAAATTACTTTCATTAGACGGTAATTCATCAATTTTTGTAGCCATTTAATATGTTAATATATTGATAATACGGAATTATTACGAAAAACGCAATATTTTTTTATTTTTATCACAAGAAACTGCTT